ATGTATGCATTAGTTGATTGTAATAATTTTTATGCCAGTTGTGAAAGGGTTTTTAAACCTTGGCTAAATGGCAAACCTATCATTGTTTTAAGTAATAATGATGGTTGTGCAGTTGCACGTTCCAATGAAGCAAAAACATTAGGTATTAAGATGGGTGTGCCTTTCTTTGAAATCAAAGAAATAGTAGAAAAACATAATGTAAATGTATTCAGTTCTAACTATGAGTTGTATGGTGATTTGTCTAATAGAGTAATGAATATATTGGCAACTTATACACCCGAAATTGAAGTTTATTCAATTGATGAAGCATTTTTAAAGTTTAATGGTTTTGATAAATACTTTGAATTACAATCTTATGGTGTTGAGATAACTAAAAAGGTTAAAAAATGGACTGGAATTCCTATTTCAATTGGATTTGCACCAACAAAAGCATTAGCAAAGATTGCTAATAAGATTGCTAAGAAGTTTGCAGAACGTACTAATTCAAGTTATGTTATAGATAATGAAGAAAAGAGAATTAAAGCTTTAAAATGGACTGCAATTGAGGATGTTTGGGGAGTTGGAAGGAAGCATTCAAAGCGTTTAAGAGCGATTAATATTAATACAGCCTATGATTTTACTCAATTATCAGATGAATGGGTGCGAAAAAATATGACAGTTGTTGGATTAAGATTGAAACACGATTTACAAGGCATCCCAACTATAGATTTTGAGGATATTAAGCCAAAACAAAACATTGCTTGTACACGTTCTTTTGAAAAAATGTATAATGATATTGATGATATTAGTGAAAGGATGTCAACATTTTCAGCAATATTAGGTGAAAAATTAAGAAAACAAAATAGTCATTGTAATATCATTTCAATATTTGTAATTTCAAATCAATTTAGAAAGGATTTAGCTCAACATAGAGCGTTTTTAAACATTAAAACTGATTTTCCAACATCATCAACATTTGAAATTAATAGAATCGTTCAAAAGGGTTTAAAATCGATTTTTAAAGAGGGTATTTATTATAAAAAAGCTGGTGTTATTGTTTCAGCTTTAACACCAGCTGAATCTTATCAAATGAAAATATTTGGTGGTGAAGATTCAAGACATCCAGATTTAATGAAATCAATTGATAGTCTTAACAAAAGATTTGGTGGTAAAGTTGTTTTTGGTAGAAATGACTTAAAAAGAAGGCATAAGATGAGGCAAGAAAAGTTGTCACCTTGTTATACAACTAGATTTGAAGATATATTAAAAATAAATTTACATTAATATGTGTATTTTTATTAGCTTATTCTTTTCAATTTTCTTTAGAAAATCATAATACCCTTGTGATTTAAAATTTAATTCATTACTTTAGAGTTCAATTACAAACAAATAGTTAAATATGAAAAAAACAATTTATTCTTTGCTAGCAATGTTTTTGCTAGTTAGCTGTGCAGAAACTGGTACTAAAGATTCTGAAAATGTTAGTGCTAAAAATGATTTAAAATTAGAGCAAAAACAAAGCAATTTCTTAATTAATGAAATTAATCTTGTCTTAGGGGAGAAGATTAAGATTGAAAGTATTGGAACTCTACAAGATTTTGGTAATACTACAATTGTTGAATATATATATGATGGTGGTAAAAAAGGAAATATTGGTTTTGTTGATTTATATGACAAAACGGGTGAAATTCGTGAAGAAGGAGGTATAAGAGTTTATTGCTCTGGTAGCTGTGATTGTGGATTAGAAGGTGTTTTAGATGGGGATAATACTTATGTTCAATGTAAGTGTAGTTCTTGTCAAATGCATTATGTTAATACAAAATTAACTAGTATAGAAAAGAGTGAATCAATTGATTTTGAAAAAATTGCAACACAAAGTTATTTAGATACTTTTGGAGAAAATCCAGAAAAAATTAATATTGATAGTTTTGAAGTTGAAAAGTTTGAAAATTCAGATATTTATACTTTAACATATTCATCAAATTCTAAAAAATCTACAGTAATGGTTGTTACAAATTATAGTTTTGATAAAACAGCTGAACTTAAAGATTTTGTTATTGATTGTACTGGAAGTTGTGATTGTAGAGAAAGATTTTTTCCATCATCTGGTGCAACAGAATGTACTTGTTCACCTTGTCAAATGAAAGTGACTGAGTTAACAAAAAATATCCAATAATTATATTTATTATATAAAAAAGAGGACTGTTCTTATCTTTTGAACAGTCTTTTTTTATAATATAAAATGGTATTAATTGAATACCTTTATGTTTTCATAAACACCTTTATTAATTATTTCACATTGAAAATATTTTTTATCATCGTCTTTAATTTCATCAACATAACTATAAAGTGATCCAGCAATTTTAATTAACTGCTCGTACTGATTATTATTAATTCTGTTTTTATACTTATTATAAAATTCAATTAGATAATCTGAAATCGTTTCACGTTCTACTTCTTCAGATTGAGTATTAATTAATATAATTGGTTCAATGTTATCATTTGATGGTGCTGATGTATATACTCCAAATTCTTCAACCACTTCATTCATTGTTTTATTTACTATATCAAAGTCATTAGGCGTTGAATATAAGGCATCATAAACATAAAGAACATATATATATTTTTTGTTTAATCTTTTAATAACTTCACTCATTATTTCAACTTCTAATTTGAATAATTTTTTTGAAGTTTCTTTATATCCTTTTGATTGTTTTTCTTCAATAATATTCTTTAACATTTTTGGTTCATTATTTTTATAGAATGAATATAATGGTGATTTAACCATATCAGTTGCACGTTTATTAAAGAATGATAAGTGTTCTAGTTTAGCAGTTTTAATATTAATATTAAGTGTTTCAGCTACTTTTTGATGCGTTAGGTGTTTGGAGTTGCCCCCGTATAATTTAACCGCTAAATTAGGGTGTAAAGCTTTAAAATCTGATTCAACTAATTTAGTTCCATTGATAGTTATCATTTGTCTTATCCAACTTGGCATTAATACAAATGAATCAACAACACGACCACCACTTTTATCTGATCCAGCAAAAGGAATCATTAACCCAATCGATGTTAAAATTTCATATAATTTAATATCATCTTCAACAAAGCTTCTATTATTTGAATCTTTCCAATAACTATTATTATGATTATTTCTTAATGTTAATATTTTACCCTTTTTGTTGGTATAACCATTTTTAACTAATCTTTTCCCTTCAATTAATAAATAATTAGAAGTTGGTAATTGAAGTAATGGATATAATTTTAATAAATTGTTGGTAATTGAGCCATCATTAGCTTTAGTAAGTAATTTAAAATATTCTGAATTTCTTCTAAAAATAATTTCTTGTGAATTTAAAGTATATTTTACTAATCCTTTATTTACGTACGCTTCACCTAATTTATATTTTTTTGAAGATATTCCATTTTGAAATGAATCATTAACTGCAATAAACGCTCCATTTTGTTTAGTTCCAGTTGTTAATGCTTTAAGTACTTTAATATATATTTGAATACCATTTTCATCTTGCCCACCCATTTGATTTGATAATATGGTTGAATGTAGTGATTTCCATTTATCTTCAGTAAAATGAGTTGAAATAAGATTTGATATAAATACTAAGCATTTTTCTACTGCAATATTTACATCTTTATCAATTTCTTTTAATAAGGCTTTAGGAGTATATTTTTTTAAGTTGTATTCAACTTTTGAGGGTATATAAATAACATTACTATTTTGAAGTATAGATGTATATTTATCAAGTAATGTTTCTGTTAATCCAGTGTAATCTAATTTTTCCAATTCTCATTTTATTCTTTCTTTATGTTATTATACTTCTTTCATTTCTTTTACTTCGGGAAAGAACCTAGGGAAGCAACCCCCTAGGAACCGAAGAATTTTTAATGTGTTTATTCACTTATAATTATGATATATCTATAAATAGTCTGTACTATTTAAAAAGTCAAATTATTTTAAATTTATTAAAAATATCATCCTTATATCTCAAAAATACTTTAATGTTTTTATAAAACAAAATTATTATATTGAATTTTTTGATAAATAACATCTATACTTTTAGATAGCTAAAACAAAGCATAAAATATATTAATAAATCTCTGTTAACCCTTATTATATCTATATATTATATTAATTATTATAATCAACATAAGTGATATAGATAGATATATAAATAATAATAATAATATATAATACTTCAATATAGATAACTGTTACAGTATAATTCTAATATACAAATACAATATGTTAGAAAAGAAATATAATAGCATTCTTAATAATGCTGATATAAATACCAAGTTGAGATTATCTCATTTTTTCTCTCAAATACACCACGAAAGCAATCTAAAACCAATAAGTGAAAGCTTGTATTATAAAACAGTTGCATCAGCTAGAAACGCTTTTAAAACACCATTTGAAAACAAGACTGATGAGTTTGTAACAAGCTATTTAAGAAATAGTGAAAAAATGGCTAATTATGTTTATCAAAATAGAATGAGTAACGGAAATGAAGCTAGTGGAGATGGTTGGAAATATAGAGGTAGAGGATTTATTCAAATAACTGGAAAATATAATTATAAAAAATTATCAATTTCAACTGGTGTTGATTATGTAAACAATCCCGATTTATTACTTAATGAAGCCGATGCAATGATTTCAGCAATTTGGTACTGGACTAAAATTAATGGTAATAAATACGCTGATATGGATGATATATTAACGATTACCAAATTAATTAATGGTGGTAAAAATGGACTAACACATAGAAAAGAATTATTGAAAAAATATAAAAAGGAATTCAAATAAAATTTAACCAGCCGATGAGCTGGTTTTTTTATGGCTAAGAATTATTAACCACACTTCAATAAAGGTATTACTACTAGTATAATTCTAGTATATGGAAATAGGTAAAATTTTTATTAGTGGTGAAATAGGTGTTGATGTAACATTGCTAGATGTCATCAAACAAGTTAAAGCACAATCTTCAGCAACTGAATTTGTTGTTAAAATCGATTCAATTGGGGGTTTTGTGGATACTGGAATGGATATCTATAATTATTTAAGAAATCTTAAAAAACCGATAACTACAATTACATCAAAAGCTTATTCAATAGCTTCTGTAATTTATATGGCTGGTGATGTTAGAATTATCCCAGAAGGTGCAGAAAATGCTGTAATGATTCACTTGCCTTGGATGGAAGTAGTAGGGGATTCTGCAACAATTGATTTTCATAATTCAGATTTAAAAAATGTTGAAAATGATCTAATCAAATTTTACTCAAAAAATTTAGATATAGATACTGATACGATTCATTCATTACTTAAGAATGATACCTATTTATCAGCAAATGAAGCCTTAGAAATAGGAATAGCTACACAACTACAAAAGCCACAATTGGCAGTAGCAAAATTACACAATAACGAGAATAAAGAAGATCAAACTTTAATGAACAAATTAAACAAAAAAATTGACCAAATAATGAATCTATTATCTGGAAAAATTAAAGCTGAATTGAAACTTCAAGATGCTACTGGAGTAGAAATAGTATTTCCAGAATTAGCAGATGGTGATTCACCAGAAGTTGATGATAAAGCAACAGTTGATGGAGCTGATGCAAATGGAGAATTTTTACTACCAGATGGTCAAACAATGGTATTTGAAACTGGAAGCTTAAAAGAAATTAAACCAGTTGAAGATGCACCAGCAGAAGAGTCAGCACCAACAGAAGCAAAAGCAGAAATAATTAAAGAGTTAATCAAATTTGAGATAGATGTTAATAACACATCATTTGAAATAGGAGAAACTTTAAAATACACTTATGAAGATGTTGAATATAGTGTATCTGCTGGTGAATACGAGCTTTCAGATGGTAGAAAAATTATTGCTGATGCAGATGGTAAAATAGTTGAAGTAAAGGATGCAGTTGCACCTACAACAATAGAAGAACCAGCACCATCAGAAGATGTTAATGCTATGCTTAACATAATTGAAGAAATGGCTAAAAAAACAGCTGAAATTGAAGCTAAATATACTGCATTAGCTAAACAAGTTGGAAGTGATTTTTCAACAGAAAATAAGGGTGAAAACTCAACGATTAAAGCTTCTGAAGGTGTTGGAAGTTTTTCAATCAAAAGAAAATAATATAAAAAAAAGATTAAAAAATTAAATGGCAAATTTCAATTTTGATAACGTTACGTTATCAGCAAAAGAAGTAACAGAATTAAGCAAAGCAATTTTTGAAGTTACTTTCGCTAATCCAGAGCTTTCAAAAATGCATTCAATCGCTGAAGGTATTGATATGAAAACTCAAATCTTGTTATTATCTGCAATGGGTAAGCAAGGTTTACCAGCAAATGGTTGTACTCCTCAAGATAGTGATGCTGGAGTTGTAGCAACTCAAAAATACTGGGAAAATAATAAAGTAGAAGTAAGAATTCCTTACTGTGTAACTGACTTACCAGCATTATTAAAAGCATTCGGAACAAAATCAAATAAATATGATGTAGAAGGTTCGGAAGAAATTAAAATGTTAGCATCAAGATTGTTAGAAGCGATTGATGAAACAATTTTAAGATTAACGTGGTTTGGAGATAAAGAAGCTGAAAATGTTGTTAGTGGTGGTACAATTACTGATGGAGTTAATACTGACTATTTCAAATCTGTAGATGGTATTTGGAAACAAATTTTTGAAGGTGTAACTGCTGGAAAAATTAAAAGAGCAACTATTGCAAGCAATGCAAATGCATCTTATGCAACTCAAGAATTAAACGCTGGTGAAGCTTTAACAGCTATGAGAAAAGCTTATAATCAAGCTGATTCAAGATTAAAAAATAAAAAAGAAGCAATCTTCATTGTAACTCAATCTGTATTTGATAACTTCTTAGATAAATTGGAAGATGCTGGATTAAATGCAGTTGGTCAATTAGCAATTAATGATGGTGTTATGACTTATAGAGGAAGAGAAATTATTGTTGCTGATTTTTGGGATAGAATAATTACAGCTGACCAAGATAATGGTACAAAATATAACTTACCAAATAGAATCGCATTCTCAACTCCAGAAAATTTACCAATTGGAACTTTAGATCAAAATGAATTCAAAGAATTAGCTATTTGGTATGATAAAACAGATAGAAAAGTTTATACAGAAAATATCTTCAGTTTAGATGCTAAAGTATTAGAAGAATACTTGATTTCAGTAGCATATTAATCAATGGGGTGTGGTAATAACACCCCTTTAAAAAATAACGTAAAAAAAAATATATAATAAATTAATGAGTTGTATAAACAAAATAACAGCTAATATTTCATATGATTGTTCTAGTGCTAATCGTGCTAAATCTGGATTAGAAACTAAAGCTGTATTATTAAACGTTGCAGATTTGGATAGAACAGCTATTACTGTTTCTGGTTCAACTGTAACAAACTTAACTTTAAATTCTGGTACTACTGGTTATTCAATTTCTTGGATTAAGCAATTGGGAAGTACTGGTTCAGAGGTTACTTTAAATGATTCTGGTGTAGATTTATTTTCACATTCATTTGCTTGTAGAGTTTTTGGTCAAAGTGCTGAAGATGCTGAAAGAATTAAAGAATTATTAGAAGGTGAATTTGCAGTTGTTGTAGAAACAAAATACAAAGGAACTGATAACGCTGATTCTTATAAAGTATTTGGTGTTGAAAGTGGATTAAAAATGGCTGAAGGATCATTCTCATCTCTTGAAAATGATGGTAGTTTCATCTTTACTTTAAAAAGTCAAGATGGTTTTGGTGAATCATATCCATATATGATTTATTTAGAAACTGACTATACTACAACAAAAACGAAAGTTGATGCATTATTTGCATAATTTTTAGAATTAAAACTTCAAAAAAGATACATAACACGGTATAATTAAGGTAAATGGTTTAAAGACTGTTTACCTTTTTTTTATAAAAAAAATATAAATATGAATAAAGATAGATTAATAGAGTTATTGGCAATTTCATTTGATGAATTGGCAACAAATAAGGAATTAAAAAAAGAAGTAATTGAATATTATAAGTTCATTTATGGTGTAAAAACTTGTTCAAGTTGCAAAGACAAATTCCCTCAATATTATAAAGAATTAATGGCTAATGGAGTTGATAAATTAACTCAAAAATATGAAAGCAATTTTAAGTTACGTGATAACATTGGAGTAATGCAAATTAATTTCGGTGGTGGCTTATTTATTTCTAAAACTGAAGCACCCGATGAATTATGTTTAAAATTTTTAAAAGTGAATCCAAAGAGAATTTCACTTTTTGATATTTACCCAGATAATTGGATGGAATTAATTAATAACGTAATTCTTAATGATGATGAAATATAATGAGAATAAAGTTATTAGATGTAGATAATAGGTTATCAATTAAATACAATAAAGTAGATGGAATTTTTAATTGGGGAGCAGATAATGTATATCCATCTTTAGTTAAATCACTTACAAACTCAAGCGTTACAGCAAAGCAATGCGTTGATATTAACAGTAAATACATTTTTGGTAAAGGTTTTGAAATCTTTAAAGAGAATGCACCAGTAATCAACAAAAAAGGTTTAACAATCAACCAACTTTTAAGGATTGTATCAAAAGAATTTAGCGAACAAAACAACATTTTTTTACACATCAATTATAATGCACTTTATGAGGTTATTTCAGTTGATTTAATCACATCGGAAGATGTTAGACTAGGCGATAAAGATAGTACTGGATATAATGGTAAATTCATTGTTTATGACAATTGGGATAAAACGAAAAGTAAGAGAATTGAGAAAAAAGATTTCAAAGTAATTGACAAGTTTAATCCAAATGAAAAGGTAATTGAGGCTCAAGTTGAAAGTGCTGGTGGTTGGTCAAAATATAAAGGGCAAATACTACACGTAAATAGTGATTTTAGTTCAACTTATTCACTTAGTGATATTGATTCAGTTCTTTATGATGCTGAATCCCAATTTAAAGCATCTAAAGTTAAAAATGATAATTTAAACAATGGTTTTTTTAATACTAAATTATTTATAACTAAACCATTTGAATCAGATTATGAACGTAATGATTTTGAAAATACAGTTAACGGAACACGTGGTGTACCAAATTCAGCAATTGTATTTGAAACAAATTTAGAAAGTGATGATTTGGATAATCATTTTAAGGTTGTTGAATTAAACTCAAATATTGATGATAAACAATTTGAATATACTGATAAATCTAGTAAAGAAAATATAATTGAGGCGTATGGTGTACCATCTATTTTAATTAATAAAAACGATAATTCAATTTTTGGAAATTCTGGTGAATTATTAAAGCAAGCAAAAGTAATGCATTGGGAGAATAAAGAGGAGGAAAGAACTATTATAATTGATGCTTTTAAAGCCGTTTTTAGACGCTTTCACCAACAAATCAACCCAACTAATAACTGGAATATAATTCCTATGGTAGTGCTAAATAATGTAAGTGATAATGGTAATGTAAATGAATAAAATTATAACAGCAACAGAGATTAAAAACTATAAAGATATAGGTAACAAAATTGATTTAAATAAAATTAATCCGATCATTGAACAAGCACAATTAACTGAAGTTAAAGATGTACTAGGAAGTGACTTTTATTTTGATGTATTGAATAATTTAAATAGTCCAGAATATCAAGATTTACTTAGTGGTTCAACTTTTTTGCACAACGACATAACATATTACCAAGATGGATTAAAAGCACTTACAGCTGATTATTTTATGGCTAAATATATTATGCAAATAAATACCAATATTGACCCATTTGGAGCAACAACAAAGCAAAATAATAATAGCATACCAGCTGAAAGAAATAGTTTAAAAGACATATCTACAATGCATTTACAAATGGCTGGAAGTCGCTGGGAATCAATTAAAATATACTTGGATGAAAACAAAGAAATATTTCCTAAATGGAGATCATTTTGTGGTATAGGAGCATCATCATCAAGTGAGAAAATAATGAGAATAAGAAAGATTTAATTAATGCAAATAATTAACAATATAAATAGTATAACCTTTTCACATAATGGTAGAAATTATATAAAAAATTTCATTGTTATAAAGCAAGGTACAACCAATATAGCAATACATAATTCATTTGATACTAGACATCAATTAGTATCTTCTACTCATTTTAATCAGTTTAATATTGATGGTATAGTATATTCTAATCAAGCTGATTTAATGGAAGCATTAGCACCTATTTTATTTTCAAAAGCTGGTGTAAATGGAGATATAACAACAACTAGTCAGTTATTAAATGATGGTGAGAATGGGATTCATCCATTTATTACTGCAAATGATTTACCCCTGGCAAATCAAATTATTAATCAAACTGGTTATAACGTTAGTGGTGATACCATTACTATGAATAGTGATTGGGTTTGGGTTATTCAAAATATTCAATATTTTAATAGTTCTAGTCAAAATATAACTATTCCAGCTGTAGCAGAAAATATGCAGAGAATTGATATAGTAGTTGCAACAACTGGTAATAGTTTTAATTTGATAAGTGGTGTTGAAGTTGAAGATAATCCGATAGCACCACCAACACCAATAAATACTATTGTAGCAACATTTTTAACTATTGGAGAAAACGAAGTAATTGTTGAACCTACACCAGTTGGAGATGAGTATATGAGAAAAGCGGATGAATATATAGGTTATATAGGAAGTTCAACTGGTACAATTTCAAATTTATTCTTGAAAAATTATACTAATTATATTTTTTTAGATTCTTCAAGTGTTACTCAAGTTAATTCAGCATCTTTTTTATCATCAAGTAGTTATATTGGGAAAAGAATAAGATTTACTAATAAACAATCATCATCAATTTTATTTAAAAATAATTTTGGAATAGGAACTTTAAAATTTGAATTGATTAATAATGATGATTTTGAATTAAAGGCTGATGAAACCCTTAATTTTTTAGTTAAAGATGATTTTACTCTATTTCAAACTATTGAAATTAATCCTTCTAACATTCCATCAGTAACTGGACTTGAGAAAATAACAGAAGGTAGTAATACTGGGTGGAGGTTAATTGGACAAGATGCTAATAATTATGGAAATATTGGAAGTAATGCTATTGATGTATCATTTTCACCAACATCTTCTACTGAAAAAGGAGCAACTGGTACATTTAGTTTTACTGAAGGTGTTAATACTATTGCAAGTGGGAGTTTTTCACACGCTCAAAATACATCAACAACAGCTAGTGGGAGTGCTTCTCACTCAGAAGGTTCACAAACTATTGCAAGTGGGAGTTTTTCACACGCTGAGGGTTCACAAACTATAGCAAGTGGGCAAGGAAGTCATAGTGAAGGAGAGAACACACAAGCAAATGGTGAAGCATCACACGCTGAAGGAGCTGGTAGTATTGCTAATGGTTTAATTTCTCACGCTGGAGGTTATAATAACACATCATCTACCTTTTTTGAAACAGTTATTGGTGGGTATTCAAATATAATCTCTGGTGCTACATCAAGTATAATATTGACTGATCCCGTGTTTAGAATAGGGATAGGCGCTTCAAGTGTATTAAGAAAAGATGGTTTAAGACTATACAAAAATGGTGCATTTTATCTTAATCCATCACCTTTAAGTGGTGTTACCAATAATATGGCTGGTTTTTTCAAATTAGATGAAAATTCAGATCTAAATATTCATAATGGTTCACAATGGAATAAAGTAGCTTATAGTAGTGATTTACCTAATGATATAGTTAGTGGAACATTAACAAGTGGAAGAATACCTTATGCTAGTACTGGAAATACACTAACTGATACTAATAATTTAAAATGGACCAACACAACTAAAATTTTAGATTTAAATGGTCAACTTAACATTCTTGGAAAGAATGGTGTAGATGGTTCAACGACAGCTCCAGAATCACCATTAAGAGTTACTGGAGGTAATGGTGGTAATACTACATTACCAACTGGTGTAGTTGTGGCTGGTAATGCATCTGAAATATTATTAGAAGGAGGAAATGGTGGTAATGCATTATCATCTGTTGATTTCAATATTGCTGGGAAAGGAGCTGATGTATATTGTGTTGGTGGTGATGGTGGTTTAGCTATTGGTGGTACTACCAATTTAGATGGTGGTGGTGGAAACGCTTCTTTACAAGGAGGGGAAACTCGTAACGGAATAGCTGGATTCGCTGCGGTTAAAGCTGGTAATGCCTCTGGAACAGAAGTAGAGGGTGGTTGTGTTTATATAGTGCCTGGCTTTGGTGATGGTCTAACAGACACAGATGAATCATTATATAATGGTACAGTTTTTATTAATTTATCCCCAAATTTAACTTCAGTACGTGGTAATACGGTTATAGGAAATACTACAGATGATAGAATAAATAGACTTCAAGTTACTGGTAAAGTAAAGATAAGTTCATCTGTTCAAGTTGGTAATAATAGTGATGTTGCTAATAGTGGTAATACTGGTGCAATTAGATATAGAGAGGTAAATGGAAATTCTCATTTAGAAATATCAAGTTTAAGTAATACTGGCTATACTTGGAATAGTATTAATGAGCCAATAAAAAATCAGATTAAAAATGGGTATGAATATTTCAATGATTTTGATGGTATTATAGCTAATAATTATAATGATACTCATTTTATATATGGTATTGGAAATAGTGGAACATTAGGTGTTCAAAATGATATTAGTTATGGTGTAAACGATATTTTAAGATTTTCCACAGAATCGTTATTTAATGGACGTGGAATAGCTTATTCTCAAAATACAAGTTTAGCATATGGAACTGCTACTATGATTACATCACTTAGGGTAACAGATTTAGCAACAACTGATGATAGATTTTATACTGTTTTTGCAAAATCAACATCAGCAACTTCATTTTTAAATGCTATATTTTTCTGTTATGATAGATATAACGAATTAGGTCACGGATTCACAAATGATAATTGGATAGCAGTTTGCCGAAGTACATCAAGCGTTACTGCCGTTGATACTGGTATTCCAGTTGATGTTAATAATTATCAGAAGTTACAATTTGATGTGGTTAATTTAGCAGTAGTTAATTTTTATATCAATAATGTTTTAGTTGCTTCAATTACAGATGATATTATTACACAAAATGTTGCATCAGTTTCTGGTATTTTTAAAACATTAGGAACTAGCAATGTTAGTTTACATTCCGATTACATTTATAAATCATTTAAAAGAAATAACCCGAGAATATAATGAAAAATAAAAGAATAACATATAGAGGAACAATCCAATTGTATCAATATCAAATTGGAAACAAAATGTTTACCAGACCAGAATTACCAGATGGTATAACTGATTATGAAATAATTGATTTTGATGACACACCAGTTGTTGAAGTATCTGACCCAATTAGTAAAATGAAATTAAAAATACAATTGGTATTAAATGGTATATCAATGCAATCAATATTAGATACTATTGATTTAATTCCAGATGTTACACAAAGGGAGATTATAAAAATAAAATGGAACGATGCTGTTTATTTTGAAAGAAATGATGTAGAGTTGAATATGATGGCTGCTATGTTGGGTATAACTCAAGTAGAATTAGACCAGATTTTTATTAATGGAAATTTATTATGAAAATATTAATAACTTACTTAACTCAATTTTTAAAATATGTTGCTTTAGCACTTATAACATTTTTAGCTCCAATTAAAGGATTTTTAATTCTTATTTCCTTAGCGGTTGCATTTGATACAATCTTTGCAATTTATGCTACAATTAAGCTAAATGGATGGAAATCATATCAATCAGATAAATTATTTAATATAGTTGTAAAGTCATTTTTTTATATGGGTACTATTTGTTTTAGTTATTTGATTGATTTACATATAATCGGAATTATCGGAATTTTCGGAATTCCTTTAATTCTTACAAAATTAGTAACTGGTTTTTGGATATATATTGAAGCAAAAAGTTGGGATGAAACATCACAAAAATTAGGAAATCCACCTTTTATAGCAACATTAAAAAAACTATTAAAAAAGGTAAAAGAAATTAAAAAGGATTTGAATGAAATAGAAAAAGATGAATAATTCAAACTTTTCAAAATAACGCACTATTTATAATAAAATAGATAAGTGAAAAAAGATATAAATAAGGTTGATGTTCTTCAATTCATACTAGATTATTTTATGACATCACCAGCAGATGAGCTGGCAAAAATGCCTTTAAAAGAGTTTAAAATAATGATTCACACATTACCATTAACTACACTATATCAAACTATGTGCATAAGTCTAATGGATGATTTTATTGTATTTGAAGATTATGAAAAGTGTGCGATACTTAGAGATTATATCTCAAAAAATAATGTAAATGGCTAAGAAGAAAGAAATAGTCGGAAGTGGTAATTGGAGTAAAATGGAAATATGGGTTGAAAAATTAAAAAAAGTATTAGATGAGCAAAATATAATATTTCTATCAGATGAAGATTTACAATTTTTGGTAAATAAAGAACTTCCAAAGAAAGATAGAATCTCGAGGCAAACTTTTTATAATTGGAAGAATGGAAAATATGGTAGTAATGATGAAGAAGTAGCGGAGCAATTTATTGATCTATACTCAAGTGCATTAATTGAACAAAAAAACCATTTATTTAATAAACTTATGACCAATGGTGAGAATAAAGAATGGTATAGAATAGCTTGGATATTAGAAAGAAAATTTGCTGAATGGAATCTTAAGCATATTTCAGAAAATGTTAATAAAAATGAGCAACAAACAATTATTCAGATTACAGCTGGTAATGATGAACAAAAGAAATTAATTGATAATATAATTAATATAGATCATTTGAATCTACCAACTAATCAATCAATTGATAATAACCAAAATAACGTAAAAGATAATGATGTTGAATTTTAGTGTTAACACCGACCATCGCATTTACAAAGATTGCAAAATTAACCGCACCACTAAGGATTATTCAAGGTGGAACTTCAGCTGGTAAAACTTATTCAATACTTCATTATTTAATTCTATTTGCTTTAAAAAGAGAGGTTTTAATTTCAATTGTTGCAGAATCTATACCAGTTCTTAAAAGGGGAGCTTATAAAGATTTTATTGATATTATTACAAAGATGGGTTTATACGATGAATCCAAACATAATAAAACTGATAGAACGTATAAATTAAATGAATCAACATTTGAATTCTTTTCTGCTGATGATTCAACAAAATTAAGAGGTTCAAGAAGGGATATTTTATTTATTAATGAAGCAAACAACGTTTCATTTGAAGCATTCCAAGAATTAAATGTAAGAACTAAGTTATTTACTTTTTTAGATTATAACCCTTCAGCTCCATTTTATGTACATACTGAATTAATTGGAAATGATGGAGTTGATTTTCTTATTGTTACATTTAAAGATAATGAGTTTTTAGATTCGAAGATTGTAACAGAAATTGAAAGCTGGAAAAAAAAAGCTTTAACTTCTAATTATTGGGCGAATAGATGGAAGGTAATGGGATTGGGCCAACTTGGTATTCAATCTGGAGTAATCTATACTGATTGGAATGAAATTGATTCTGTTCCAGAAGATGCTGAATTACTTGGTTCGGGGATGGATTTTGGATTTACAAATGATCCAACTGCATTAGTTTCAATTTACCGATATAATGGTGAAATTATTGTTGATGAAGTAATCTATCAAAAGGGATTACTTAATAATCAATTAGCTAATTTAATTAAACAATCAACTGCTAAAAAAGGTATAATATATGCAGATTCAGCAGAGCCAAAAACAATAGCTGAACTTAAAAGTTATGGTTTAAATATACTGCCAGTTTTTAAAGGAAAAGATAGTATTAATTATGGTATTCAATTAATCCAACAGCAACCATTTAAAGTAACTTCAAGAAGTTTAAATCTAATAAAAGAACTTCAAAACTATGTTTGGATGAAAGATAAAGAAGGTAAGGAAATTGGAGTACCGATTGATAGTTTTAATCACGCATTAGATGGATTAAGATATTTCTTCTTAATGAAATTCAGCAAAAAAAATACACACTTTAGTTTGAAATGGAGGAGATAAAAAAAACATTTATTGACTATCAATTTAAGGACTTTATCAAAATAAATGATACTGAATTAATTGATACTTATTTATTCATTTTAGAGCATTTAAATCCCTTAGATGAAATAGTTAACCCTAATTATAAATGGTGGAATAAAGAACTGTATAAGCTAAAAATACAGCCTATTATTGAATTGTCGTTTGAACAAGTAACCAACATAAGAAATAATTTTAATGAAGCTTCAATTCAAGGAATAATTGATTCAATCGCAATTATAACTGGACTAAAAAATAATAACATTGAAAGGTTCAAAATAAGTGTATTCTACGGTATAATTAATAGTATTAAAGAACAACTTGAGCAAATCACAAACATTGAAATAAATGAGTTAACAGATGATGAGGAAGATATCGATTTACTGAGTGTTAATGCAAGTGAAAGGATGGCAAAGTTTGGAGCTATTAATACAATTGATAGTCTGGCAAACAATGATGTTTTAAAATGGTCAGAAATTGAAAAGTTACCATATTTAACAGTATTTACCAAGCTTAAAATGGATAGGGAAAAAGCTAGGATAAATAAAGAAATAATGGAATTGCAAAAAAAAAGAATTAAAAATTAATGTACGAAATTTTAAAACAAATAGCAGAGGATAATGAGTGGGTTTTTGATTACTCAAGAGCTGATTATCAAAACTTATATGATGAAATGACAATTGATAAAATACATCTTTTTGTTGATCCAATAACAACAGCTTCAACATTTTCTCAAAGTGGGAATGAATCAAAATCTTGCTATGGAAAATTTATGATTCTTGTTTCTTCTGATATTGATGAAGACTATCAGCAAAAATATAATAACAATATTAAACCATTGATTGATGATTCATTACAAATATTAAAAGACACGCTTAATTGTCAAGAATTATTAATAAACAAGTTTGAAACATTGGAAGTTATCAATCTTTTTGATTTCAATTTAGATGGTTTGTTAATCAACTATAATGTTATGTTTATTGATTAATTAAGAATGTTTGAAGATAACGATAAGATATTAAGAGAAGAATTTGAAGAGCTTAAAAAGGATATAATTAACTCTTATAATTCTGGCGGTAAAAAGACATCGGGAGAGTTCGAAAACGGTTTACAAATCGATTATAGAACAGATGGAGCAACCTTAAAAGGATATGTTTATTTAGCTGGTAGAATAGCTGGTAAACAACCACCAACAAAAGCTATTGAAGATTGGTTAATTAAAAAAGGAATTACCCCAATTGAGGATAAAATGAAGATAAGCACCTTAGCTTTTTTAATTGCAAGAAAAATAGGTAGGAGTGGAACAAACAAAGAAAATCATCAATACATATATGATGAAATAATTACACCTCAAAGAATTCAATCAATTCTTGATAGAATAACGAAAATAAATGTTACTAGCTTTATTAATGAAGTGAGTGTAACGATAGAAAAATTAGTAACTAATAAATGATAATTTTTAATAATGATTTACTTCAAGGATGGAATCCAGCTTATAATGATTCAATAGTTAATTTTGAAAGTACTTTTTCTGGATTAACGAATTGCCAAATAACAATTGATAATTCTAGCTTTATTATATACCCATTTGCTGGTAAATTTAAGTTTAATTTCAAACCTATTGTAACTACATTAATTAATCAAAATGGTTTCAAAGATTCGATAATTCCAAACTTATCTGGAGCAACATATTTATATGATGATGATAGCTTGCAATTAAAAATTAATCCTCAATATTCACTTTATAATACCACTACTGGTGAAACTATTACTCAAGAATATAAGTTTCTTAAATGTGTTGAACAATTACCATTTTATAATCAAAAAATTCAAGCTAATAATGATATAAAATTATTGTTGCCAAGTGAAAATGGAATTGATTATAATCTAACATATTTTGAAGGTTATCCAGTTGATTTTGCTATTCAAGGCTTAGTTAGTGGTGATACTTATAATTTTAAAAATTCAAATACTGGTATAGTTTCAGACACTTATTCCGCAACAACTGACAACGTTAAAAGAGTATTCTTATCTGATGGTGCATTTAATGTAACTATCGATAACGTATTACTAATGAGTTCAAATGTTAACCTTATTGAGTTATGGGTTAATGATACTTTCAAATGTAATTTAAAGGTTAAAAAGGTTGAAAGTAAATGTGGTATGTATCTTAAATGGTTTAATTCAAATGGGGGTTATTCTTACTGGTTATTTGATAAATTTTTTAAAGAAGAAATTAAAATTAAAAGCTTAGAAGATATCAATGGAGTATGGGATAATCTTCAAAATATAACTTCAACTTCTGAAAGCCTAGGTAAAACTGCTGATTTAACCAATCAATTAACTACTCAGTTCTCAACTGAGGAAAAAGAATATTTATTGGATTTGATAAAGTCACCAAAGGTTGAAATGTATGTTAACAATCAACCATTTATACAACAAAATGAATATAATTTTATTGGTGTAAAAATAACTGATGGTACAACATCTTATTTAAATAAAGATAGAAATAACAAGCTAAGGGTAAAAATTGAATTACCAAATATTAACACCATAACATACTAATGAATGAAGAAAGATTATATGTTAATGGTGAACAAGTTGATTTAAAAAATTCTTCACCATTAGCTTATACAATGCAAGTTAATGATATTGGAGATATAGCAAATAGGCAATCATCATTTTCAAGAACAATAGAATTACCATTAACTCCAATAAATAAAAGAATTTTTGAATTTTTGGGAGTTGCTGGTAATAATTCAATATTACCATACAATAGATTAGAAATTGATTATTATTTAGGTAATGATTGTATTATATATAAAGGCTGGGGAGTAGTTACTGAAACTGATATAAAAGGATATAAGTTACATATATATGATGGTGTAATTAATTTATTTAAGGCAATCGAAAACAGAAGTTTAGCAGAGCTTGATTTATCAGATATTAATCACGATAAAAATTTAACTACTGTAACAAATACTTGGGTGAATGAATTAGATTACAAGTATATAATAGCTGATTATAATGGTAAAGCAAAGTATGATGGTACAAAATATAATATTGATTATTTAGTTCCAAGTGCTAAAGTTAGTTACATATTTAATCAAATATTTGAATTTGCTGATTCAACTTATGAAGGTGAAATATTTTCTAATGTTGATTTTCAAAATATTTATATGACTTACCCTAAAGGTGTTCTTACTGTTTTGGAAGGAGATGAAGATCCAATTATGACTGGTACAACTTTCAATTTTTTAGGTGATTATGGTTCATCACCCAATAGAAGATTTATAAAGTTTACGGGTTCACCTACAATAATAAGTGGTAGTACAACTGTTCAATCAAATCAAATACACGTTGATGTAAATGAAAGCGGAACTTACAGAATAAGAGTTAAAGGTAAACTGAAATATTCAGCTTCAAATTCAAATATGAATTTGAATGCAAGATTAGGAATAGCTTACAATGTTGACCCTACGACAAATCCAGATACTGTTGGGATGGGAACAAATAACTGGTTTCATTATTTTCAAGCTTATGGAACTTATTTTGATAATGATAAGGTAATAGCCTTGAATGCTGGAGATTCTTTTTGTTTAATGGTAAATGCGGGTAATTCAATTGTTAATGATGAAGGTTGTGAATTAATATTTGAAGTAACAAAATTAAAAACTAATGAAATAAATTTTAATGATGCTCTGGCAGAATTTAAAATGACAGATTTTTTAAAGGAAATATGCTGGAGATATTCTCTAACAATTTTTAAAGATAAATATTCAAACAATTATAAATTCTTAACTTTAAATGAGAGAATAAATAATGCTGAAAGAGTTAATTGGTCAAACAAGTATCAAAGTCTAAAAAATGAAAAATATATCTATGGGGATTATTCCCAAAAAAATATTTTTCATCATAAATATAATGATAGTGCTTCATCTTATTTTGATGGAGTAATTAATATCTATAATAAGAATTTACAAGATGAAAAAAATGTAATTGAATCAAAATTATACGCTCCAGAAAAGTTTAAAAATACTACTGATTTTCAATTTGAAAGTAATATTTATAAACTATGGGATAAGGAAATTAATGAAAATGAAGGTGTTCAAGAAATAGTTTATAAGCCACTTGATAAAAGATTCTATTTTTTAAAAGCTGAAAATCATACTTTTTCACCAGCTGTAACAGTTGGTAGTGAAGAGTTAATTCAATCTACATCTATTACTACAGCACCAATTGAAACTTTTGATCAAGTTAAATATAGTTATGTAGTTGATAACTATTATAAATTAATAGGAAATGTAATAAGCCAAGCTAAGGTTTTAACAGCAACTTTTAATTTAACAAGTTTAGATATTTCTAATTTTGATTTTGCGAAACTTTATTACATAGAGCAATTAGGGGGTTATTTTTTTGTAAATAAAATTAATAATTGGCAAGCTAATAAATTAACTGAAGTTGAAATAATCAAACTTGAAAATGATATTCAAATACCTTATTTAAGTGGAGGTAATGGAGGTTATGATACAAGCGATGGATTAGCACCATATATAACAATTGATAACTTCCAAGTGATTTATATAGATGCTTGGCAAAGAAAAGCAATAGTGTTATTTACCACTAACATTTTAACATCACAATTAAGCGCAAATGGTGGTTTAATACCAAACAGCTCACCTTATGAGTTTTATTATACTTCTACTGGATATCCAAACTTTACAGTGTTTAAAATATTAAGTGTTGATGGAACTACACAAAGCAATGGCATCTTGTATGCTCAATAATAACATAAAAAAAGAAAATATGAAAGATTAAAATGGCAAAACAAGTTGAAATTCTTGATTTGGATATAAACACTTCAGCTCTTGTTGCAAAGATGACCCAAACAAGAAATGAAATTAATAAACTTAAACAAGCACAGAAAGAATTAGCAAACCAAGGACAAAGCAATAGTGATGCATTTACAAAAAATGAAGTTGAATTAAAAAGACTTCAAACTAGTTATGGACAACAAAAAAATGTAGTTGCACAATTAACCGATGGAACTAATAAATTTACTACAGCAACACAAGCAATTACATCAGCAATTCAAACTGAAATTACAAGTGTAACATCAGCTAGAAATAATAATACTCAATTATTAAAATTGAGAAACGAACTTAATCTTTCAACTGCTGAAGGTAAAGCAAAACTAACTGAAATAAATGCAAAGTTAGATGAAAACAATGCATTTATAAAAGCAAATGTATCAGCATACGAACAACAAAAAATAGCAATAGGAGATTATAAAAATCAAATTAAAGATGCATTTAATGAGCTTAATATCTTTAATGGTGGTATTGGTGGATTTATTCAAAGAAGTATTGAAGCTGGTGGTGTTTCTAATCTTTTAACTACTTCTTTAAAAAGTATGGCTACTGGTATTGGTGGTATAACTAAAGCATCATTAACATTCTTAGCTACTCCAATTGGTGCTGTTATTGGAGCAATTGGGTTGGTATTAGCTGGATTGATAACTTACCTTAAATCAACTCAATCTGGTATAGATAAAGTAACAGCAGTTACAAGACCATTACAAGCAATAATGGAAAGTTTGTTTGGAGTTCTTCAAACAGTTGGTAAAGCTTTATTTGATGCTTTTTCAAACCCAAAACAATTATTAACTGATTTAGCTGATTTTGTTAAAACTAATTTAATAAATAGGTTTAAAGCCTTTGGAGTTATACTTGACGGTATTATCAATTTAGATTTTAAAAAGGTAGCTAATGGTGTATTGCAAGCTGGTACTGGTGTAGAAAATCTAACTGATAAAATTGCTGATGCTTCAAATGAAACTGCAAAATTTTTGGATGAAGCAATTAAGAAAGGTCAAGAACTGGATAGACTTGAAAAGGAATTAGCTCAAGTAAGAATTAAAAATAAAACTGCAATTGGTGAATTAAATGAAGCTTTAAAGGCTCAAAATAGAATTGCCGAAGACCAAACTAAACCACTTGCAGAAAGAGAAGCAGCGGCACAAAAATCAATTGAAATAGCAAAGGAAATAAACCAATTAAAACAAAAAGAATTGGATCTTGAAATTGCTATTCTAACAAATAAACAAGATAGAAACGATACAAGCAATGAAGAAAAACTTGCACTTGCTGAATTAATAGCAAAGAAGAATGAAGCTAACGCACAAGAATTAGAAGTGGCAACAACTCAACAGAGTAAGTTAAATGGAATAAGAAAAGAAGCTCAATCAAAAGCGCAAGCATTAGCACAACAAGCAATTGATAACGCTATTCAAAAGAATAAAGAAGAAATTGATTTGTTTATTGCTCAACAAGGTATTAAGAAAAAAGAACTTGAAGATCAATTAAAGTTTGAAGAAACACTATCACAAAAAAGATTAGGACTTTTAGAAAGAGAATATAAAGCTGGTAAAATAACTAAAACAGCCTATGAAGCTGAAAAGTTAAATATTGGAAATGAATTCTTAGCTAAGCAATCAACTTTACTATTAAACAATGCACAAGTTGAACTTGATATTTATAAAGAAGGAATTGCAAAAAAATTAGCTCAAGAAGGATTTTTTAGTGAATCAAGATTAAATGAAGTTACCAATCTAAATAATCAATTAAGAGATAAAGAAGTTGAAAATCAAGCTTTAAAACTTGAACAAGGTGTAATCAATCAGTTAGAATATAACCAAGCTATCGATGCAATTAATGAAGAGAATAGAATTAAGAATGATCAAGCTAAGGCTCAGCGTAAAATTGCTGAACAAGAAAAGCAAATTGCTGATTTAGAACTAAAAAGAGGACAAGATCAATTAAAGTTTGAAGAACAGTTAACACTTGACTTACAAAGAAATGAAATAGCTAAGCAACAAGAACTAGCCAATGCAGATAAGACTGGAGCAGATAAAGAGTTAATAACAAAAAAATATGCTGATAATGAAAAGAGAATAAGGCAAGCAGTTGAACTTACTAAAGTAAGTTTAATAGCAGATGGATTATCTCAAGCAAAAGGACTTTTCAAAGAAAATACTTTAGCATATAAAGCTATTGCGATAGCTGAAGCAACGATTAATACTTATAAGGCTGCATCATTAGCTCTTGCATCTTATGCTTATCCAGTTGGTGGTATTTTTGCTGGTCTTGCAATTGGTCAAGGATTATTACAAGTTAGTAAAATTGCTGGGATAAAAGGTTTTGCAGATGGTGGACAAGTTCAAGCACTTGGTAGCGGAGTTATTAATAATGGTGCAAATCTTTCAACACCATTAAACAATGGAGATAATACACTTGCTTATGTTAAACAAGGTGAAGTTATTCTAAATAAAACACAACAGAGAAGGGCTGGAGGTTCACAATTTTTTAAATCAATTGGAGTGCCTGGATTCGCTGGAGGTGGATTGGTTGGTGGAAATACCAACTTAGGCAGTCAAAACGGATTAAAAGTTGATTTCGATTTATTAGCTGAAAAGATTGCATTCGCAAACCAAAATATGCCAGCACCAGTTGTAAGTGTTCAAGAGTTCACAACCGTATCAAATCGAGTTAGAACAATTGAAGATGGTGCAAACTTCTAAACATTAAATAAATCAAATTAACCTTTTACTGTATTTATGGTAGAAGGTTTTTTTATGCCCAAAAACCAACAAAATCTGGGGTTAATAAAAATAATTCAAAATAATTTGAACTTTCATAAACAACAGACTATTTATTAATATAAACAATAACGTAAAAAGAAATGCTATGATAACAAGTGAATCAAACCTATTACAACGAATTAAAAAATATACCACAATTAAATGATAATGAATTTAAAATTCATTTCATCAAATATAAAAATGGTAATGAAAAAAGTAAAGAAATAATAATTAAAAGCAACCTTAAACTTGCTGTTTATTTCGCAAAGAAATATAAAAATGTAAATCAATTAATAGATTTTGATGATCTCATTTCTGAAGCAAATATTGGATTAATTCAAGCTATTGAAATGTATGATATAAATAAAGAGGTACAGTTTAGTTATTATGCTTCATTTTGGATTAAAAAAGCTTTAATTGACTTCATAACAAGCAATAATTTAGTAAAACAACCTCAAAATAATTATCCACAAATTGAAAAGAAAATAAAGGAATTAGAGCAAGTACTTGAAAGTGAAATAAATGATTCAATCCTAATGTATAACTCTTTATTTACTAGCCATCAAATTGATAATTATTTTAATAAACCATCTATAGTAACCACTTTAATTGATATTGTAGATGAGGAATGTATCGAAGAATTAAACCTTTCAAAATATTTCAACAACCTCAATAATAATGAAAGATTAATTATTGAACAATTCTATGGTATTAACCAACCTAAACTAGAGTATAAAGAAATAGCAAAACAATTAAATCTTTCAACAAGAAGGATTTACCAAATTAAAAATAATGCACTTAAAAAAATAAAAAAAGACTATGAAAAAAGTAATTGAATTTATGAATACACTTTTTAGTTGTGCTGATTATCCAGCAACTAAAGAAGAAGTAATTGAATCATCAATGCTAAAAAGAATACAAGCGTTGAATAATAAAGCAAAGAAGAATATTAACCCTAAAAATGAATACACAAGATAAATTTATTGAAGCTTCAACAAAAGAAAGAAAATTAATGACGCAACTATTTGAACAGTATAATGTAAATATGTATGATTTCACTCCAGCTGATTCAATGGATAGGGAAGAAGGGTATTATACTGGTGCTACCAATAATCAACCTTACATATTTGAAGTTAAAAACAGAGGGATAGCATCAACAACTTATAATACCATAATGATTGAAGCCTCAAAGGTCAATTACCTTTTAGAACAAGCCAAAGAAAGAAATGAAAAGGCTGTTATATTTTTCTTTTTTAGGGATGGTTATTGGATGCATCAAGAATTAGATAATAATCAATTCTATTCCACCATAACAATGCCAATGCCCCTAACCACAATGGGTACTAATAATAGAATGGTTTTAAAAGAATGTATTGAATTCCCAATAATTAAAGAATCCCTTAAAAAATATCAAAAGCTCGGGTAATGAATAGATATGAATACCTAAAGGAGAATGAAGAAATAATATTTCAATTTATAAAGAATGGAATTATTAGCTATCAATTATTAAGAGATATGGATATGTATAATAGTTATGAATCAATGAATCAAATAACAAACGAACTTAAATACATTGTCCTTGCTGAAGACTACGAACTCTCAACACAAAGAGTTAAACAAATAATATTAAATATGAAAAATGAAATAAGATGAAAACAACCGTAAAATATATAATTGCAACAATAGCTGGGTTTATCCTAGCAATACTGCTAATGAATCAATGCAACTCCAAAAAACCAACAAAAGCCGAGGTTAAAATAAAAACAGATACAATATATAAAATACAAGAGAAGAAAATTTATATAAAGGATACAATAGTTAAATTGAAATATGTAAATAAAACACTAACCAATACAATAGTTAAAGAAGAGATTCAAAAGAATATTAAAGAAGACTATACATATAATTTAGATACTGTATATAAACAAGATAAGGTAACAACCAACTTAAAAATAAAAGGATGGGGTTATATAAATGATATAAAATTATCCACAGAATTTAAAGATACAACAACAATAATAAATAAAGAGTTAACCAAATATCTAACACCAACAACAGTATATGTAAGTGGAATATATGGACAAGATTTAATAAGTAGAAAAGCTAATATTGGAATAGGTTTAGACTTAACTGTAAAGAATAAATTAATAGTTGGAACATCAATAGGATATAGCAATGAACCAAACTTTACTTTTAAAGTAGGTTATAAGATTAATTAATTACTTGTTCTTCTTTCTCTTTTCTTTTAATGAAGCTTTATAAGAATCATTATAGTTAGAATATTTGGCAGTATCTTTCATCTTTAAAAGGAGAATAAAAACTAAGATAATAATTGGAATAGAGATGATGATTTCAGTAGTTGTCATTTTCAAAATAAAGTTTTTAATTTACAACATCTAAATTAAAATGTGTATAATATATAAATAAAAAAACGTATTATAATTGTTTTTTAAGACAATTGTCTGTACATTTGTACAATACATTTGTACATAAGAAAAAAAAGGAGCTCTTAACGGAGCCCCTTATAAAGATTGAGATTACCAAAAATAGGTAATTGCTTTTTTAAAAAGTTCTTTTACCAATAGTGTTGCAAACACTTTTGATATAAACTTAAAAAAATCTTTTAATCTGGATGGTTTTTTTTCAGTATCCATTTTAATTAGATTAAGTTAAACAATCAGTTAACACTCCAAAGGTTATTAGTTACAGCTAGTAACCTTTTTTTTTTATTTCAAATAACTATTACAAAGATAAAGTTAAATTTTATGGCATTTTATTTATTTTATTAACAGCTTGTAATTTATCCGCTTTTTAATATTTTACTGAAAAATCATTATGTATTGATAATAAGAAAGTTATCTTTTTTCTAATTTTTAAAATTCCAAAAATATTTTAAATTAAATTAAATATTACAAATTTTTTATTGTTAATAACTAAGCATAGTTTAATTTAAATTGTAAATCTAGTAACTAAAATATTATTAGATATGAGTAATTGTTCCCTTTTCGATTAAATGTAATTATAAACGACAATTAACAATTTTCAGTTTTTTCTTTTACCTTAATTAAATAATAAGACAAAAGCACATTAATAAAGGAATTTCCAAGCACTAAGAAGGAGGATTTGCAATAATTTCATCATAAATCCACCGCATCCACAAAATAACTCGAAGACTGTAAAGGTAATGAAAAATTCAATACAGTAAATTCGTTTTAAACCCCTATTAAATCACTTACTAACAACATTATACTACAAAGATAATTGTATAGTTTAACATTTGCAACTTTGTTACAATGGTTGTAATTAAAAGCAAAATTTGCACTAACTGTTCAAAAATAGACTATAGTCTAACCAAGCACAATTTCATCTTATCTTATCCCAATAAATTCAATCAAAAATAATGTGCAAAATATACTACCCTAAATTTGCACAGTAAATTATTTTATATTATCTTTGAAGTATCAAAAAAGGAATAAAAAGTACATTGAAATATTGAGATTACCACCAAAGAAAAATGGGGTGGTGGAACACCCCATAAATCAGCATCAATTTCAAAATGAAATTAACACATAACATTATGACAAAGTTAATTAAAAATTTTGATAAGATAGAAACTCTACTTCAAAGGGAGTTTAACATAAATGAAACAGTTGCACTATTAAGCAACTATAACCCTCAAGTGTTTATGAGTTGGGGAGTAGATAGGCTTTTGAATTATAAAAATCAAGGATTGCTTATGTATGTAAATGGTCATCATCATAAAGGATGGCTATTAATTATACTAGCGTTTAATGATACTTATTCTTATTATCTTTTAGAGGGTAATAAGGGTATCAAAAAAGAAGTTCACAATATATACTTTGACCAATTGCAAAGTGCAATTGATAAGGATATTGAATACATAGAAGATTATAAATAATTAATAACAAAGTAGTTTTGATTTGATGCTGGTATTGGTGGTATGATCTCAATACATTAATTAATTTAAAGAGATTTAAGACAATGAAAAAAGCAAGATACATAAGAGTGTCAACAAGCAATCAATCTACTGCTAGACAAGAAATAAAAGCACATAAGGATGAAGAGATTTATTTGGATAAAGTAAGTGGTTCAATACCTTTTAATGAAAGAGAAGAAGGGAAAAGATTATTATTTGATATAGCTATGGGTAACATAGATGAAGTATCAGTTTCTTCAATTGATAGACTAGGAAGGAATTCATTTGATATACAAACTACATTAAACCTTTTGCAGAAATCTAATATTAATGTTAAGGTAGATAATCTAGGTTTAGAATCAATGGTTAATGGAGAACCTAATCCTATCTTTAAAATGATATGTGATGTATTATCCAATGTTGCGGAGATGGAAAGAACGTCATTACTTGAAAGACAAAAGGAAGGTATAGCACTTGCCAAAAAAAAAGGTGTATATCGTGGAAGGGAGAAAGGAACGGTTGAGACTGATGAAGAAGTATTAACTAAATATCCAAATGCTGTTAAAGCTATTAAGAAATATCCAGATGGAAGTTTAAGGGAGTTGGCAAAGTTGGGTGAATGTAGTATGAATACCATTAAGAAATTGAAATTGATACTGGATAAGTCTATACAGCTTTAGCACTAATTAAATCTAAATCTTCCCACTCTTGAAGAATATGTGATTCAATAATTGATTGAGCTTCATCAGCATACAATACATTATCTTCATATTCACATTCTCTTGAAGCATAACATTTATCTTCAAAAATTTTCAAAGGTGGATTATGATTAGAACAGAATAATGATACGTCATATACTACTGGTATACCTTTAATTTTATTAAATCCAACACTATATCTTGCAATTATATTTAAATCAAAAAAAGGAAATTTTGCGTTTTGTCTACATATAGCATTCATTTTATTATTTAAATACTTTTCTTCTCTTGAAAGTATATTAATCTTGCCAGTTAAAAAAGCATAAAGTACTTGGAATAATAACAACCCAACTATTATAATAACAACAAGATATAATGGTATTTCAGAGTTTATAATGTTAATAAATGAATCTTTAAATGAAAGTTCAGATATAGAGCTTTTAATAATTACGTATATAAAACCAATTAATCCAATAATACCAGCTGATATTACTTTACTCCAAACTGGGTCTTTCCAAATTTTATTCATATTCAAATAAATTATCAAATTTCACAATCTTAATTATCTCTTTATCATCAGTATTTACAATTGAATAAAATATATATTTATTCATTAAAAACTTATTTCAACTTGGCAATCAACATCATTTAAATTTCTATATCTTATATTAGCACCACTATTAAATACTAATAATATAAAAGATTTCCACCTATTATTTTCATCATCACCATTTAATATAGTTGTGGCTATTATTCTATTAAAATCTTCTTTTGGTAAAGTTGGAATATAAAACTCTAACCATACATTTTTTTCATTTAGGACTGTATTACTAATATCTTGTGAAACCATTATAACTTCAGTTTCTCTTTTTTTTATTATTTCAGCAAGTTCTTTATGACCTAATTTATTAAAGTCTTTCATATTTAATTATTTGTTTACAATATTATTAATTTTTTTGTATAAACAATTGAAATAACCTAATATTAAAAGAATTATTTTAATTACTCATCAACTTTCTTAATTTATTTAATCCAACCCTATGTAAATTACTAACATTGCCTTCACTTAAATTTAAAACCTTTGCAGTTTCTCTATTATTCAATTCATTAAAATAAAGGCATTTAAGAACACTTCTTTCTTTACTGGACAACTTATCAAGATTCAGCTCCAATACTTGTTTTATATGCCTTGAATTGTCTTCATTTTGATAGGTGTTGTCTTCTTCATAGGCTTCATTATTAAATTCATCAGTAAATTTAATCTTGTCTTCTTTCCTTGGCTGTTTAACAACTGATCCATAGGTAGCATTAAAGTTCTTTATTTCGCTTCTAATAAGGTAAATAAGATGATTATTATAGTTATTAATCTCATTATATGAAGATATTGATTTGTAGATTGCCATCATTCCCAAATTCATTAATTCATCCTTGGTAAAGTTGAGGTATTTTCCACTTATATGTAGCATATTAACTGTATATAATACAACTGGTTTATTCATTTCAATAAATGAATATATTGCTTTGGTGTTACCAGTTCTTGCTTGAGTTAAAAGTTCTTTAAATTGTTCTTCATTTGGTTTCATTTATGTACTTGTTATTAAGTACGTTATTTTTAATTATCATTAGAATAATTTAATATTTTTTTTAAATTATCTATTTCATTTGTGAATTCTATAGCGTAATGCCAAGTTTCCATACTAGTACCTAAAGATAAACAATATTTTACGTCTAAATTACCAGTAATTCGTATACCAGTAATCATTCGTTCAGTTTGTTCATTATCAGTAACTAAATAAACTATTTGACCAATATTATGTTTTGTTTCTATTTTCATATTTTTTCTTTATTATAAATAGTCTGTTATTTTGAAAGTTCAAATTATTTTAAAATAAAAATGGTAACCGCCAGGTTACCATTCAACAATTATTTCTTTTTATTTTCTTCAAAAGCATTATCTAATCTTTCAATTGTTTCATTCTTTGGTCTTTTATTAATGACAAAATCTGAATAGATATCATCTATAAATTTTTTTGAATAATAACTTAAAGGAGGTCTTCCATATTTAGCTTTTGTAAATTCAATGTACATATCTAATTCAAATTTATAATTGTCATCAGTTTCTTGAAAATTTGTTAACCTTTGATGCAACATTCTATATTCGATTATAACACTTTCCTTTATAACACTTTTTTTATCCATAGCAGTATTAATTTTTATAAAATTATAAAAATTTAATAATTACCATTCTACTATTATTGTTTTATTATCTTCAAATATTTTTGATTGATGATTTATGTTTTCATTGAATAAAAGATAACCATCATTATATTTATTCATTAGCATTCTAATTTTACCAAGTTTATTTTTAAATGGTTCTCTGTTTAGATCCAATTGGTTTATAAGTTTACCAAGTCCATTTTTACGGATTGATTTAAGGCTTATATAAAGGTTGTAATTGTTTGTTGTGTTAACTATTTCATCAATTAGATTATGATAGCTTATATCAAGTTTATTTGCTGTAATTGAAATGTTTGTTGAGGTTTCAACATTCTTTAATTTGTATGTAATCAC